TTTTTCAATCATAGTACTATTCAACGTGTGTTAGCTGATGCTGGTATCACGTATACTATGGCTGATAAAGAGACTGCATCTATTCCTTATATTAACTTAGCCGATTGTTCTTTTTTAAAAAGAACGTGGCGATGGGATAAGGATGTGAAAGCTTATCTTGCACCCCTTGAAGAAGATTCTATTTTAAAGAGTCTTACAATTGGTGTTGCAAGTAAAACACTTTCACCTGAAGCTCAGTCTGTAGCTATTATTTCAAGTGCAATCTGTGAGTATTTCTTCTATGGTAAAGAAACCTTTGAAGAAAAACGCAAATTGTTTGAAGAAATTATAGCTGAGAACAAATTGGAATTTTACGTAACTGATACCACACTACCATTGTGGGATGAGTTGAATGACAGATTCCAATCTGCAGTTCCCAGAGCTTAATCTGGTCTAAGTCTGCCACGACTATAATCTGGTAGGTCGTAAGTCATGACCTGTTTTAAAACAAAGCAAAAGAGACTCTTTAGTATTAGTTACTGCTCCATCCAATAGCGTTGTGAAGCTTGGAAGTGGAGAGAATGGAATACTATAGTATTACTTGCATGGGCGTTCCCCAAAATTTCTTTTTAGAAAAGGTGCCAGCTGGTCACCACAAAATTCACATAAATAATTAATGTTAAGTAGCGTTTTTTATGGATTTTAATTTACTTGGAAACATTTTAAATACAGAAACAGACTTTGCTGGTCTTAAAACAGCACAAAGATCAATGATTCGTGATCTTGTTTTTCAAGAGGCACGTATCAATGAGTTAGAGAAACGTATTGTTCAATTAGAAGAAGAAGTTTCTCAACATGTTTCTCGTAAAGAGCAACTCTTTACCATTCAATCGTCCGATGAAGTCGATGAAGGAGTGGGAGCTGTGCACGAGGAACATGAAGTTGTTGAGTTCGCTGAAGGTATTGAAGATAATACAGATGGTAAGACATCCGTATTAGATCCAATACATACAGGATTGGCTGAATCATATGCTTTGGGAGATTTTATGTCCCGACCTACATTGATTCATTCTTACAGTATCCCTCAGGGTGAGGCTTTTTCTAATTCCCGAATTTTCTTTCCTTGGTTGAATTATTTCACCAATCCAAAGATTATGAAGAAATTAGATAATTTTGCCTATATCCGTTGTGATCTGAAGCTGAAGTTTGTGGTCAATAGTTCTCCATTTATTTATGGTAATTATTGTGCTGCATATCAGCCTCTTCCTTACTTCAATCGATCTCTTCGAACAGCTAATCCTATGCCTTATAATGATCGGATTATGTTAAGTCAACGCCCAAATGTTATGATTGAAAGTCATAAAAATAAGGGTGGTGAATTGACATGTCCATTCTTTTATCATAAGGATTGGCTGACCTTGGATAATGATGGACTTGAGGAGATGGGTGAATTGACCCTCTTCCAGTATGCTCCATTCCAAGCTGCTAACCCTAGTGCAACTGGTAACGTTACAATTAACGTTTATGCCTGGGCTGAAAATGTCAAACTAACTGGTGCTACTGTACTCAATGTTCAATCAGATGATGAGTATGGTAAAGGACCAGTTTCTAAGGTTGCTTCAGCTGTTGCAAGTGTTAGTTCAGCATTGGAAGAAGTGCCTGTTATTGGTTTATTTGCTAAAGCCACAACTATTGGTGCAAATGCCGTTGGCAGTATTGCATCATTATTTGGCTTTACCAATGTACCAGTCATTTCGGATGTTATGCCATTCAAAAATCAACCATTCCATGGTTTCGCTTCTTCGGAAATCGGTGTCCCTATTGAAAAATTGACACTAGATCCTAAGAATGAGTTAACTATTGACCCTAGGGTCACAGGTTTGGATGAAGATGATGAGCTAGCCATTTGTAATTTGGTTGGCCGTGAATCATTCATTGATATTTCTGAATGGGGTCAATCTTTGTCAAAGGATGATAATATTTATCAAATATCAGTGACACCTACAAATTGTCAGCAATTAAATTCGGCAACTAATGATACCTATTATGAAACACCTCTCGCTCATGTGTCGAGAATGTTTGGTAATTGGCGGGGATCTATTATTTATAAAATTAAAATAGTAGCATCTCCTTATCATCAGGGTCGTCTTCGTGTGTCTTATGATCCACGAGGCGATGTTTTTGCTGAAAATGATACTGATAATGTTGTAGTTACTAAGGTTGTAGATCTTAGTGTTACTGATGAAGCAGAATTTGTGATTCCTTATATGCAGCCTCAATCATGGCAAGAAGTTGACCAAACCGAACCATATCCATATTGGATCTTTGATAGTTCGTTTGGTTTTGCTCCAGCTTATGATGATACTGTGTGTAATGGACGTCTACGGATTTCTGTTCTCAATCCTTTGACGGGACCTGACACAACATCTAATGTTCAGGTTCTGCTCTTTATGAAAGCAGGACCTGACTTTGAATTGGCTAATCCAGGTGCTATGCCAAATCACTGGACACCTCTTGATGTTCAGTCTGCTGATGAAATTGTGTCTGCTGATGGTAAAATCACCTATGTTATGGGTGAGATGACCTCGAGACCAGTTGATGCTAATTTGGTTCACTTCGGTGAAGCTATTAGATCAGTTAGGTCTGTAATGAGACGTACTAATTACCATATGCCTAGGGCCACATTTGCTTATACTGTGGATCCTGCAGATAGTTGGGTGCAAACTCGAGTTTCGAGTAATATTTACCCAGCTCATTATGGTTACACAAATAGTGCATATTGGAACGCAGATCGATTGGTTGGCACAGGTGCCACTCCTGGTAATCCAAGTTACTCTCATCCAGTGACATGGATGTCCATGTGTTTTGCTGGTGTAAGAGGATCTATGCATTATAATTATAATCAAGTAGGTTCTTTTGAGTACCCATCAATCACAGTGACACGAAATTTGGCTACTTTAGTTAGTCAATCTGTTTCATCTGGTGATTACAAGGCTCGTGCTAACGAGCCTCCAACTGTTGGTTCAGTGAACTCCGGTTGTATGCTCCAGAATGAGCGAACCCAGAATGGTGTACAGTTTTCTGTACCATTCATGAGTAAGTACAAATTTACACCTTGCGATCCTTATAGGTTCGGAAGAGGTGATAGCACTTACTATAATACTGAGGAACAAAATTACTCAGTTATTGCACATTTCGATCCTGCTTCTATAGTAGGAACTCCTTATAGGACTCGATATGATGTGTATTGTGGCATCGGTACTGATTTCACCCTTTTGAACTTCATTGGAGTTCCACCAAAACATCGTTATGATATTGAGGTGAATGGTGTGTATAGTACTGATGTTTAGGAGACCAAACTCCATAAAAAAGGAAAGGCCGCGCGGGATAGTCGTATGCGGTGCCTAACTCAAACAAAGGCGAGGTGGGTGCTCTGAAATAGTGAGCACTGTATGAAGGTAAGTATTGAACTTACGTATATACACTGGGAATAGTTCCCTTATCAAGACCCCTGTTAGGAAGTAAAGTCTGACGTACCTCAGAAATGAGAGATACGTGTCTCCACTCGGTGGAAAAGTTGCAAACGGTTGAACCGTTATATTGAATGTGATTTTTTGTTGTGGAGATACGTCTCCGCTTCTTTTTTACTCATTCAAAAATTATCAACTTTTCTGGCGAGTGGCTTTCATAAGCTATTTGCA